CGTCGCGGCGGAGGACGCCAACGAAATTAAGCAAGTGGTCGGGCGTCAAGAGGACATCGACCTGCTGGACAGATACCTGGAGACTCTATCATGGAACCCGAATCGTGTTGTGGCATTGCAGCCAGTCAGCCAATCCAAGAAAGCGACCTTGCTGTGCATGGAAATGGCCATGCAACGGAAGGGCTGGCGCTTGTCGGTGCAAGTCCACAAGTACCTGGACGTACGGTAGATTTCGAGGCGCTGGAGCGCATCGGGCGAGAGTTGCTGGTGGCGATTGGCGAAGACCCAGAGCGGCCCGGCATTGTCAAGACGCCGTATCGCTTTGCCAAGTGGTGGCGGGAGTTCATCGAGTACGACCCCGGCAAGATTGACACCGTGTTCGAGTCGGTCACCACAGACCAGTTGGTCATTGTTTCGGGGATGCGGGTGTGGTCGGTCTGCGAGCATCATCTGCTGCCGTTCTGGTGCGACATTTCCGTGGGTTACCTGGCCACGGACAAGGTGCTGGGCCTGAGCAAGTTCGCCCGCATTGCGCACAAGCACGCGCACAAGCCGCAGATTCAGGAACGCCTGGTGCATGAGATTGCCGATGAGGTGCAGGCCATCACCGGCTCGCCGCATGTGGCTGTGCTGGGCCAAGGCAAGCATCTGTGCATGATCATGCGCGGCGTCAAGACGGACGGGTTGATGGTCAGCAGCGTCATGCGTGGCCTGTTTCGAGAGAGCGGTTCGGCCAGCGCCGAGTTTATGCGTGCGGCCTATCGAGCGATGCCCGGAGTGTAAAGCATATGGCGCGCAAAGAAACGGCCTGGACTGACCGGCGACGGCAGGTTGCGGAACTGTACCTGCAGGGCCATTACCAGGCGGAAATTGCCGAGCGATTCGGCGTCACGCAGCAGACCATCTCGCACGACTTGAAGCGCATCCATGAAGCGTGGATGGCGTCCGCCGTGGGGCGCTATGACGAGATGATGGCGAGGGAGCTTGCCCGCATTGACCACCTGGAGCGTGCGTATTGGCTGGCGTGGGAAGACAGCAAGGGGACAATCCAGAAGACGCGCACGGAGAAGGGGCCATCCGGCGACCGAGCGATGGTGGCGCGGGAAGAAAGCTCCGGCGACCCGCGTTTCTTAGCGGGGGTGCAGTGGTGCATCGAGCGCCGCATCAAGCTGCTGGGCCTGGACGCTCCGGTGCGCCAGAGGACGGAAATCAGCGGGCCGAACGGCGGGCCGGTGCAGACAAAGACGGACGTGACGCATGACTTTGACGGAAACGCCGCAGCCGCTATCTTCGACATCCTTGAGGCAGCGGGTGCTTTCGGAACCCTGGCTGATGAAGCCGCGGCTGACGAAGTACATTCCTCACACGCCAACGCTCAAGCAGACGGCGTTCCTGGTGCTGCCGCATCGTGAGGGATTCTACGGCGGGGCCGCAGGCGGGGGAAAGAGCGACGCCCTGCTGATGGCGGCCTTGCAGTACGTGGACGTCCCCGGCTATCGGGCCATTCTGTTCCGGCGCACCTACGCCGACCTTGCCCTGCCCGGCGCTCTCATGGACAGGGCGGCGGAGTGGCTTGGCCCGACCGATGCACGATGGGACGGCATGGAAAAGACCTGGGTCTTTCCTTCGGGGGCCACGCTGTCGTTTGGCTATCTGGCCACGGAGAATGACAAGTACCGCTATCAGGGCGCTGAGTTTCAATTCGTCGGCTTTGACGAATTGACTCACTTTTTGGAGTCGCAGTACCGCTACCTGTTCAGCCGCATTCGCCGCCTCAAGACCGCCACCGTGCCGCTGCGCATGAGGGCGGCCAGCAACCCAGGCGGCGTCGGCCACGAATGGGTAAAGCAGCGTTTCATTGTCGAGGGCAGAGAGAAGGGGCGTCCGTTCATTCCGGCTCGCTTGACGGACAACCCCTTTCTCGACCAGAGGGAATACACCGAATCGCTCATGCAGCTAGACCCCATTACGCGGGCGCAACTGCTGTCGGGCGACTGGCAGGCGAGAGAGGCGGGCAACTACTTCCAGCGCCAGTGGTTCCGCATTGTGGACGCCTTGCCGGTGAACTGTGTCAGGGTGCGCTGGTGGGATACGGCGGCGACGGAACCGGCCAAAGGCAAAGACCCTGACTACACCGTGGGGCTGCTGGCGGCCAGGGATGAGCGGGGCATGTACTACGTGGGGGACGTGCGCCGGATGCGGGGCAAGCCTGGAGATGTGGAGCAATTGATTCGCCATACGGCGCAGATGGACGGGCCGAACGTGATTCAGTTGATGGGCGAAGAAGGCGGCAGCGCAGGCAAGAGCATGATTCACGACTACGCCGTGCGCGTGCTGGCTGGCTTTCCGTTCGCGGGCATCCGGGAAACCGGCGACAAGGTAACTAGGGCCATGCCCGTATCGTCCCAAGCGCAGGCGGGCAACATCGCCGTGGTCAAAGGGGCGTGGCTGAGCGACTTTTTTGATGAGCTAGAAGCGTTCCCGCTGGGGGCGCACGATGACCAAGTGGACGCCATGAGCGGCGCACTAATGGAGCTAATCCAAGGACGGGGCAGATGGCTACTCGCGTAACTCACACCACCAAGCAGTATGTATTTGATGGCCGCAAAAGCGTTCCCTTGAGCCAGTTGCCGGAGGAAGCGTGGAAGGTCATCGCCGGAGAAGATGTGGATGAAGGCAGCATCAAGACGCTGTACGAAACTGTGGCCGTGCTGCGGCGCGGCGTCAACATTCGGGCGAACTCGCTGGTGCAGATTCCGTGGTACGTGCGGGACGCCGGGGACGAACCCATTTTCAGCCACAGCGAGCATGAGGAATTGCCGGACGAGTTCGTCTGGCTGGAGAACTTGCCCATGTTGCTGTGGCTGGCAGAGGCAAGCCTGAGCCTGGTCGGCAAGGGATTCTGGTACGCACAGACGCCGCCGCGTCGGGCCACGCAGATTCAGGAGATGCGCTGGCTGATGCCGTCCACGGTGACGCCGCTGTGGGACGGGGAGCGCGGCCTGACGGCGTATGAGCGACGCATCGGCGGGCAGAAGAAGATTCTGCTGCCGGAGCAGGTCATCTACTTCGCCCTACCGAACCCGCTGCACGAAACCAAGGAGGCGACGGCCCCGGCGCAGGCGGCTGCATCGGCGGCTGGCGTCATCCTGCACCTGGACGTATTCGCACAGAACTTCTTTGAGCGGGGGGCTATCCGGGCCACCTTGCTGTCCGTGCCGAATACCACAATGGAGGATGAGCGCAAGAAGCTCAAGGCGTGGTGGAACCAAGTCGTCAGCGGCGTGCAGAACGCCTTTGCCGCCCACGTGGTCAGCAGCGAAGTGACCGCCACGACCATTGGCGAAGGCACGTCGGAACTGGCGGACGTAGGGCTGACGGAGAGCAAGCAGCGCCAGGTGGCATTGGCGCTGGGCATCCCGTACAGCAAGCTCTTTGCCGACGCTGCCAACTACGCCACCAGCGTGCAGGACAACCAGGGCTACTACCAGGACACCGTCATCCCTGACGCCAAGCTCATTGCCAGGGCCATCAACCGCCATCCCATCTTCAAGGACAGAGGGCTGCGCCTGACGTTTGAGCCGGACGAGATGTCCATTTTCCAAGAGGACGAACTGGAGCGCAGCAACGTCTATCTGAACTACGTCAACGGCAAGCTCAAGCCGAGCGTTGCGGCGCAGATTGCGGGCCTAAGTTTGCCGGAGAACATGAACTACGAAGACCTTGACCCGGAGGAACTGACGCCGGAACAGTTGGCGCAGATGCAGCAGAACCGCCCGCCGCAGCCTGGGCAGCCGTTCGGGGGCGAGCCAGAGGACGACGAAGAACGCCAAGAGGAAATGCGGCGCTTCCGGGCCTGGGCCAAAAAGCGAGTGGGGCGGGGCGACTTCGACGCCGACCAGTTCAAGAGCGACCGGCTCACGCGGGCGGACAAAGCCAGCGTCCTGCTCGACTTGGCGGAGGGCGGCATCGCCGTGGATGCGCCCTTTCGATTGGCCGAGTACCCTTGACGACGACTGGGCCAAAGGCTACATCCCACTAACGGCGGGCCAGGACAAAGAACAGCAGATTAAGGCCTACCTGGAAAAGCAGATAGCCATGCTGCTTGGCAAGAAATTCAACCAGGCCACGCACGAACTGGATTGGGACCTCATTCGTCAAGAATGGTCAGCGACGGGCTATTCTTGGGGCGAGGCCGTCCCCGATAACGCGATGGCTTGGTTCTTGATGGACTTGGACAATTACGGCCAGGACTTCATTCTGCCCAAGACGCCAAGCGCGCCCAAGCCCAAGCCTCAGCCGCCCACTCCGCAGCCGACCACGTCGCCGCCCCCACACACAGTGCAGGCAATGGCGCAGGTCGCCGCCGCCGTGATTGCGCCCGTCATCGACAACTTCCAGTACGCCACGGCCACGGAGGCGCTGGAGGCCGCCCTGTTGCGCTCGCACGACTTGGGGGCCAAGCTGTCCTTTAACAAGCTGGGCGACAAGTTCGACATGGGCTTCGACTACACGCTGGTGCATGATAGGGGGCGCAATTGGGCGCGCTATCGCTCGCTGGAACTGGTCGAAGGCATCACCGCCACCACGCGTGACCGGATGCGCAAGAAGATGCAGGAGTGGGTGGATTCCGGCCTGCCCTTGCGGGACTTGCAGCGCATCTTCAGTGATATCATTGGCGACCCCAAGCGGGCGGAACTGATTGCCGCCACCGAAGTCACGCGGGCGTTTGCGCAAGGGGCCAACACCGCCTACAAGGAGAGCAAGGTTGTCTCTGGCCAGCAATGGCAGACGGCGCGAGACGAGATGGTCTGTCCCATCTGCGGCCCGCTCAACCAGACCATTGTCGGGCTGGACGGGGCGTTCTTTGACGTGCTGCCCAAGGAACTCCAGGCCAAAGTCAAGGAGCCGTTCACGCTGCCGCCTGCGCACCCGCGCTGCCGCTGCTGGCTGGCCCCGATTGTGCTGGAAATCGAAGCGCCGCAAGAGAAGCCCAAAGAGGCAGAGAAGCCGAAAGAACCCAAAGCGCCCAAGCAGCCGGTTGCGCCCGTGCCGACAATGGGCAAGCTGGACGACGGATTCCCGGACGACCTCAAGCGCCTGGAATATGTGCGGGGCTTGGGCGGCTCGACCGGAGCGGAGTTGGTGCGTGACCCGATGGACGGGGCGCTGTACGTGAGGAAGCGTGGCAACAGCCAGGCCCATCTCATGGAAGAAGTCTACGCCGACCGGGCCTACAAGGCGCTGGGCATCAACGTGCCGGACTTGCACCTGTACGACGACCCGAGCGGCAAGGTCAAGCTGAGTCGCTTCATCGACGGGGCGAAGCCGCTGGCCGAACTCAAGCTGGACGACCCCAAGCTGTATGCAAAGGCGCTGGAGGGGCTGCGCAAGGACTTCGCGGCGGACGCTTTGCTGGGCAACTGGGACGTCATCGGCATGAGTTCGGACAACGTGCTGGTGGACAAGAAGGGCGTCCCCTGGCGCATCGACAACGGCGGCTGCTTGCGCTACCGGGCGCAGGGCGAACTCAAGAAAATGGGCTACACCGGCTATCCGACCGAGTTGTGGACGATGCGGCGAGAGGCCGACTTGCTGCGCCAGTACAAGCTGCATCCCGACTGGTTCGGCAACCGGCAACCGGCGTTCTATGCGGGCAACAGGGACGCCTTCGGCGGCATGGCTTGGGATGACATCGTGGGCCAGAAGAAGTCCTTGAGCAGCACCAAGAGCCAAAAGGCGCTGCTGGACGTACTGCCGCCGGAAGTGCACGAATCGGTCAAGAGCCGCTTGGCTCAATTCAAGAACCTGGTCACGGTGCATGGCGACTTTAAGGCCGACGCCTGGAAATCCGACTACGTAGACGACTTCTCCCGCGACCTGGTTGGCTTGCGGTTGGAAGGGCTGAACAAGCGGCTGCCCGCGGCGATGACCATGGGACGAGGCACGGCCACGACCATGTACGACGACAAGGGCGTTAAGTGGGACAAGCTGCGCACGGAGGCCCACAACAAGGGCGACACGTTGCTGGTTCACTACGCCCCATATATCCAAGCGGGCGGCGGCGATATGTACGCGTGGTCGGAATGGGCAAGCAGCCAAGCGGGCAGTTCGTGGAGCAGCAACGCCCAAGCCATGAAGTGGTACTACACCGGCTTGCGGGATACCGACCGCAGCAAGTACCACTGGCAGTACGGCTTAAGCGACGCCGAAAATGCATGGAAGTCATTCGCCGGTCAGTACGGCGAAGACGCGATTCGCACCACCTTCTCGGCCATGCACGCCATGAACTATGAGTTCATGACGACCACCAAACTGCCCAACGTCAACGCCAAAAAGCGCACCGTCACGCTCATGAGAACCGAATCCATGAGCCGGGTACTGCGCAAGTACAACCTCACGAAAATTGGCGACAAGGGCGAGTACCTGCGCGGTGCGGTCGAAAGCACGTCGCTGGTCAGGCCGTTCTACTACCAAGGCGACACGTTGGTGGAGATGGCGGACGTGCCGATTCACCGCGTGCTGGGCAGTTGGCTGTTCGAGCGCTATCCTGGCTACTTCGGCGGAACCTTCGCTGGTGACCATGAGAACGAACTGGTGGCGCTGCTGGAAGGGACGCAGGCGGAAGTCATCAAGGACAAGTGGCGCAAGTACTAGGCCGCTTGTGGTATAATCAAGACAAGGGAGGGGCGGATGGAAGAACTGAGCATCGAGCGCATTTGGGAGTCGCAGGCCGGGCCGTATCCGGTGCTGAAGGCGAAGGTCAACGGCAAAGAGGTCACGTGGGGGGCGGGGGAGAAATTCCCGTTCCTGGGCAAGCATGAGGTGCTGTACCTGGGGCCGGAATTTGAGGGCGTGACGCAGGTGACCATTCCGGCAGAGCCGGAGAACGGCATCCCGGCCCACTGGCTGCGCAAGGGCTTCACCGGCG